AATGTTGAAGTTCCCTTAATGTCATACTTGTAAGCATTTGGGCTATCAGCAATCGCATCAATAACATCAGTATTGGTAACATCATAAGTGATGGCACCTAAGTCTCCAAAGTTTACAAAGTAAATGGCATTTAAACCACCTACTGAATCTTTACAAGGCTCAATTCTTCCTAATGATAAATCGCAGGCCATATTTTTATTTATTTATAGATTAATTAAAAAAGGGTAGGCAGGCTTTACGGCTTACCTACCCTTTTGTTTTTATTTAAGCGTTACTTATGCAGGAGTGTAAAGAACGATGTCTGAACCGATTCCGTATTGTACACCAGCTGTCAGTCTCATTACGATTCTTACGTTCTGAGATCCGTCAATGTCTGCCATATCAATAACTTTTACTTCGTTGTGGTCAGATAATAAACCAGTACCAAAGTATAAGTTAGATTTTTCAGCAGCTACGATATAGTTGTCAGCTAAACCATTAGCAACAAAGATAGAAACTCCGTCAAAAGAAAGGCTTCCATTGTTCCACCATTGTGTTCCTTGTGCGTTTGTACCGTTAGCTCCTAATCCAGCAGCTCCAAACCCTCCTAATGCTCTTACATAGGCTCTTGCTACGTTTTGAGATACATATAAGTTAAGGTCTTCTTTTCCGTATAATGTAGAAGGGATAGCGTCAACAACTTTTCCTAACTCGTCAATTACGTTAGCAGCAGTAACAGTAGTACCTACTACATCAACTACATCAGCATCAGCAGTCATTAAAGTTACTAATCCGTCAAACTCACCAGCAGTAGCGTTAGTTCCAGACCAGATGTTAGTTTCGTTCTTTTGTGCTACTTTAGCAGCAACGTGAGCGATTAAGAAATCAGCAAATGATGGAGGTAAGCTATCAAAAGCAGATACTCCCATTTGTACAGCCTCCCAGTCAGAACGGAAGTCTTTCTTACATAATTGTAAGTTAACTTGGAACTCCTCTGGTTGGATAATTCTTTCAGTTAATGTAACAGTTGATGTTGGATCAAAGTCACAAGTTGCGTTTTTAAGTACATCGTCAGTAGCAATCTTCTTGATTACTTCTTTGTACTTGATGTTTGGTTTTACTTCAATTCCACCATTTTCAATGGTAGAAGCAGATAATAATGCAGCAGAAATATATTTTCCAGCAAATTCACCTGCGTAAGTAGTAGTGATAGATGTGTTAGTTGCCATTTTGTTTATTTAGAGATTTTAGATAATACTAAGTCAAATGTAGTAGCGGCTCTTTTTTGAGCATACAAGTTTAAATTTCTTGAACCAACCACTTCTTCTGGAGAGTGAGTTAATTCTTTCACTTCTTCTTGAGCAGACAACTCAGTAGCCTCATCAGCTAACTCAGCAGGAGCATCTTTAGGCTCCTCCGTACTCATAGATTCCATAATTTGGTCATACATAGCTTTCATTTCAGCCATTGCTTGAGCCAACTCTTCTTTAGTAGCATACTTGTCTTCGCTTTCAACAACATCTTCTACGATGTCTTCTGCCGCATCTTCTGGCATATCTTCAGCTAAAACCTCTTGCTCCTGCTCGGATAAAACTACTTCTTCTTGAACCTCAATAGCTTCAGCAGCTACTTCTTCAGGCTTAGAAAGCAGAATCTCCTTGAATTTGTCAACGATTTCTTTTGCGTTCATATTAATTGGGTTATTTATTTACTAAATATGTTATGATAACTGAAATACAACGAACTGTTATATTTTTAACTATCCGTTACTTCTTGTGATGACTCTTACTCCGTCATCTTTCTTAACTTCTTGTACTTCTACTTTTTCAAGCAGAGGCTTAGGAGCCTCTTCTTTCTTTGCTTTACTTTTCTTGCTTTTGAACATTATTCTGATATTTTGGTTATATTTCCTATTCCTTGATTAATCATATTTCCTTTACAACATTTAGTTGAATAGGTTCCGTTCTTACAAAGGCATCCTCTCTTGGATGACTTTGGACTTGTTCTACTTGGAGTGGCTTTCATTTTATTATGCATAGCTTTGTGTTTTTTGTATGAAGTAAACAATATCCCATATCTGAGCAGCACCGCCTGTAGCTACTATTTTCCAATTAGACCCATTATCTACAAAGTTTTGGTCTGCATAGTATTGAAATACTTGATGAAACTCGTGTGCTACATCATTACCTTTTGGAAATGGTATGTCTACTCCTACTCTCTCATATGGAGTTCCATTTGTAGCATCTAACTGTAACCTTAAATATGTCTGATTAGCATTAGGTGCAGAACATTTAAAAACAATAGTCATTACATAAACATCGTTTAAATTGTCTGCCAATACTTTTCTTGTTGCACCGTTATAGTAATCTATACCTTCATAACTTCTATAAACAGAAGCTGCATTGTTTGGCATCTCAATAGACACACCATCAGCTAATGTCAGTTTAGAAGCCTCTGTAAAAGCACCGTCATCATATCTTGTCCAACCTAAACCACTACCTATTCCTGATTGTGGATATATCTTTCTCCAAGCACCATTGTATACTTGCCATATACCACTTTCAGTAGTAACCATAGCCCCCTCTTCTATATTAAAGGTTTCTCTTATTGCATCAGTAGTTTGATGTGCGTGTACTTTAAATGAAGTGTTAAGCATCTTCTTCTCTGTATATTGTTAAACATAAATCTACAAAAGGCAAATACAAAACGTGGTCGGTTGTATTTGTTTCATCATAATCGTAGCTTCTTACTCCAAATAATATGCCTGGGTAAAATCCTATACTAATTTCCCAGCCGTTAATCATTATCTATGCTTTTAAGTTTAGATATAGCCCATTCAACTCCAGAGGTTCCTCCCCAAGCATCCCACATAATTCCTCCACAACCTTCTGAGTAAGGAACATCTTTGTTTTGTTGGTGCCTCTTGAATGATGCCATTCTCGCTATTGTTGATCGGCTTAGTGGTTGTCTGTTCGCCAGTTGACTGGCTCTCCTCCAACCTACTGATGTCCCACAAGAAGTCCCATTCTCTTCCTTCCATTTTAAAGCTCTTTTAGCGTTGTTTGATGCACTTTCTGGATAGTCAGCATATGATTCAAGTTCTTCTCCATAAGAAGACAACATAGCATCTTCTAAGTCGTATAAAGTAGCTATAGCTTCTAACTCATCTGACGAGAAGTCTTCTTCTACAGACTCTTTTGGGCCATCTAACTTATCCGCAAAGAACCCTTCTATAGAGAAGCCTTTTACTTTGCCCTCTTTTACATAGTTGTTCCAAATATCATCGTTGTTTACTTTTACAGAAACCATCCAAGTGCCTTTAGGTAAGCTAAGACCATACTTATTAGACTTATCCATATCAGTATCTTCTATAATCCAAGATTCTACTACAGATAATCCTTGTATGTCTACTTGATGTTCCAATGTTGAATTGTTCTGCTTACCTCTTGATAAAAACAACTCTGAAGCTTTCTTGACAGTATCTTCACTAAAGAAGATATTATATTCTTCTTCACCATTAGTTCTATATATTTTTTTATTTGGTATAAGAGCTGGCCCCATAAGGATTCTCTTTTCAGCATCTACCTCAGCTAATTGGACTTCGTGCTTCTTTAAAGCAATGAAGTCCTCTTCTATAGCAGGGTTTTCAACAACAGAGATAGCTTCTATTCCGCTAAACTCATTCTCTTCGTCTATGTAAAGTTCAATTGTTTTCATACTATGGTAACTTATTAGTTTACTTTTTGTTTTAATTAACCTAAACTTGCAGAGCCTATAATGTTTCTTTCCATTTCTTGTGCAGTAGATACATCTTTAGATACTACATAAGTTTTTATTGGCTGACTTAATTGTCCTTTAACTGCTTCGGCTAATTGATTTGATGCGGATTGACCTACTATATTAAAGTCTGGAGCTTGTACTTGATTTGCTGTTCCAGAAGAACCAACTCCAGCAGAACTTAGATTTGACTGGCTTGAAACAAATTGCTGTTTGGCGATCATAGCAACATTAGCAAGACCTGTACCTATTACTGCAATCATACCTGCTATTCTTGCTACAGAACCTCCTTTTGTTTGAGCAAGAACATTATTTGCAGCTAAAAAAGTACTTATAGTTGCTTCAGCAATTGCCGCAGCTTTATTCGCTTTAAACTGCTTCTTCTCTATTTCCTCTTGTTTCTTTCTTAGTTTTTCATCATTAGCAGCTATTTGATTTTGTATTTTAGCCCTTTCGTCAGCAGACATTTGTTCGTTAGCAAGCCTTTCTCTTAATTGGTTGTTTAGAGCAGTAGTCTTGTTTTTCTCAATGTCTATTTCTTTTTGATAAGCAGCATCAACATTATCTGCTATTCCTGTTACAATAGCACCTAAAGCTTTAGCATATTCAGCTTCTTTGGCGAGTCTTTCTTGTCTAAATAACTCTACTCTTTCTTCGTTTCTTCTTCTTGCTTCTGCATCTTTAGTGTAATTTTCAGCAAATACAGCAAAAGCATTTATATCTTCTTTTAGTCTTGTAGCAGCCCACTTTTTTCTTGCAGCATCATCTTTAGCAGTTTGTATGGCTAATTCTCTAAACTTCTTAAGAAGCTCCTCAATAGCATCTTTTCTTTTCTTATCCGCATCGGTAGCATCGGCAGTAAGTTCTATTCCAATTTCTTGTTGAGGTTGAAGAAGTCTTAATATTTCACTTTCTAATTCATAAGCATCTACTAAATCATATATCAACTCACTTCTTTGACTTTCAGATAACTTACTTTCTTCTTCAGTAAGTTCTTTTGTCATTTTAGAAATAGAAGCCCTCACTTCTAAAAGTCTTTGTTGTTGCTTTATAGCGAAGTTTATGTTTTCAGCTAATTGATCAGCCCCTTCTGGAAGAGAGCTTAGAAATTCATCTAATTCCTTATATTCTCTTCTTAATGCTGCTAAAGCATCTGCGGAACCTATTGCAAATCTACCAAGAAAATCAAGTTTTGTTGATTGAAACTCAAGACTCTTAGTTAAATCGTCAACTGATTTTTTAGCTTTATCGTTTTCCATACTGAATCTCTCCAAAAGAGTGATTACAGTTTGAAATGCTATGATAATACCCAAAGGCCCAGCTAAAGCACTAAACAAAGCCTTCATACCATTAACAAATCCACCAGTAGTAGATATTAATGTTATAAATAATGTAGATAATTGAGATAAGTTGTTCGCCATACCTCTAATTCCGTAGTTGGAGTCAGATATGGTTCTACCAAGTTCAACTACAGTTGCTCCAGCAAGACCAGTCTTATCTATCATTGGGTTTAACCCATTTTTGACTGCGTTTTTAGACTGAGCGGCAAAATCCTTAACAGACTTATCTAACTGCTTAACACTCTTAGTTAATCCGTTTACTTTTAACTCTCCAGTACCTGTGTCAAGTTCAATTTTTAGTACCTTGATGTTAGTTTCGTTTGCCATTGTTATATGTATTGCGTTTTACGTTTGTTCTCATTTCCTTCAAGCTCTTAGGAGCTTGATACTTTCCTTTTGCTATATCTATGTCCTCATCTCCAACATACCAGTCAGAAGAATTAAGTAAGTCTA